AGAGAGCGCAGCGGCGCGGGGGGGGGGGGGGGCCCCCCGCCGTTGGCCGGTCCCTGGTACGGCACACATACGGCCCCCGGCTGTGTACGGGTTTCAGGGTTTTTGCTGGTCAGGGTAGGTTTTTTGGTTTTGGGTGCTGGCTGGTGGTGTGCGCTGGGGCTGTGACCTGCGGCTTTGTGCTATGGCGTGGGTCACTATTTCCTTGGCTACCTATCCCTTCGGTCGTTGGTGGCCAGAAAGGGTAAATATGCCAAGCTAGGACTAGGTATATCGTAACGCCTATGGTAAGATGCAGATTATGAGATTGATGTGTGAGGTGTGCGAAGCTCGGCTGGAGATCCCCGCCAGGGGACGCTCCCCGCGGTTTTGTTCGTCCGCATGCAGGCAGAAGGCCTACCGGCGGCGTCGGCGTGAGCAGTTGCCGGCCCGGATGCGTGAACTGCCCCGGTGGACGGCGGCCGATGGCAAGCGGCCCGTCACAGTCGCCGGCTCTCCTGCGTCAACCACCAAGCCAGAAACTTGGACTACCCACGCTGAGGTTCAGGGTGGCCCGCATGGGGTCATGCTGGGCGGTGGACTAGCGTGTATTGACCTTGACCATTGCATCACGCGGCGCGGCAAGGTGGCCGACTGGGCGGCCGAGATTATCCGGGCGGTGCCCGGCGCTGTGGTGGAGCGCTCGGTTTCTCGTCGGGGTCTGCATGTTTTCGGGCTCTTCCCGGAGGGGCCAGGGCGACGGCGCGGCTGCGTGGAAGTCTATTCTCGGACAAGGTTCATTCGGACAACAGAAGATATTTACCGCATGGGCGGTCTTGTTGATCTGGCCCCCGCAGTACGAGTAGCTACGGCATTGCAGCGGGAGGGGCGTATCCCCGAGCGGTAAGCGAACAGGAGGTGATTGGTTATGGTGCGTGGCCCAGTACCGAAGCGTAGCGACCAGAGACGCCGGCGGAATAAACCGGAGGCTGATGTTCCCGCCACAGTGGTGGCCATGGGGCAGCAGGTAGTGAGACCTCCCACGGAGGACCGGGCGTGGCACCCGTATGCGAAACAGTGGTTCCGGTCCCTGAAGCGGAGCGGCCAGGCCCAGTTCTATCAGGAAAGCGACTGGCAGGAAGCCAGGTTGGTGTGCTGGCTTATCACCCAAGAATTAAACTCTCCGACCGGTGCCCGTGCTGGGATGATGGATGTAATCTTCTCCCGCGCTGATGCCCTGATGACCACCGAGGGGGCGCGCCGCCGGCTACGTGTAGAGCTCATCACCCCGAAGGTAACGGATGAGGCGCGGGAAGCCACCGTGTCGATCATGGAACAGTATCGGGCTGATCTAGCATGATGATTCCCCCGGAGGAGCGGCTAGACGCACTCCCCCAGGGGGTTCCCGATTTAACGCTTGGCTGGGAGGCGCTAGCGTGGGCCGCTAAATATTTGAAGCACCCGAATGGGATTCGCGCCGGGTTGCCGTGGGTTTACACCGAACGGCAAGCCAGATTCATTCTGTGGTTTTACGCGATTGATGAGAATGGCAAGTGGCTTTTCTATAACTCTTTCCGCCGACTGGCTAAGGGGAGTGGCAAGAGCCCGTTTGCCGCCGCCCTGGCCCTGACGGAGTTACTGGCTCCGGTCCGGCTTGATCGGTTTGACCCCCAGGTGCCAGGCGCATGCATCGGTAAGCCAGTGTCCATGCCGTGGGTGCAAATAGCCGCAGTGTCCGAGAAACAAACCGATAACACGATGCGTCATGTGCGTGCGATGGCGAATAAGAAAGCCGCACCTAGATTGCACCGCGATTATGATATTGACCCCGGTAAAACCCAAATCAATATCGTGCCGGAGGGAAAGCTAGAGGTCATTACATCGTCAGCCATGACCCAAGAAGGCGCCGAAGCCACGTTCATCGTTGGTGACGAGCTCGAACACTGGACGCCGGGCAACGGCGGCACCAAGCTATACAGCACCTTGGCGGACAACCTGGCCAAGTCAGGAAGCCGGATGCTAGGGACCCTGAATGCTTGGGAGCCAGGCCTAGGCACGGTCGGCGAGAGCACCTTCCAGGCTTGGTGTCTTCAGGAAAACGGGAAGTCGAAGAACGACCGGCAAATCCTCATGGATATCCGCCAAGCCCCGCTAGACACCAATCTGGCTGACGCCATATCGCTTCGCACCGGGCTGGAGTTTGTATACCAGGATTGCCCATGGGTGGACGTTGATACCATCATCACCAGGGTTTGGTCCCCGGAGGCATCCCCGGATGACTCCAAGCGCAAATACCTGAACTGGCCTACTGCGGCCGCGAACGCCTGGGTAGACCCGAATGATGTTGCGCTCATGGCGCGCAGGGAAACCATCGTGGCAGAAGGGGAGGAGATTGTCATGTTCTTCGACGGCTCATTGTCCCGCGATACCACAGCCCTGGTGGGGTGCCGGGTTAGCGATGGCCATGTGTTCCTGATTGGGACGTGGGATCCCGGCAATAGCCATAACACCGCCGGCACAGTGGATGTGGAGGCGGTAGACGCGCGTGTGGATAAAGCCTTCGCCAGGTATGATGTGAAAGCCTTTTTCGCAGACGTCCGTGAGTGGGAAAGCTTCACGAAGGTCACTTGGCCGGCACGCTATAAGGACCGGCTACAGCTCTGGGCGAGCCCTGGTGGGAAGCAGCCGGAGCCGATTGCGTGGGATATGCGCGGGAAGCTTTTCGATTTCACCCAAGCGTGTGAGCTCACAGAGCGGGAAATCATTGAGCATGCTTTTACCCACGATGGGCATCCGGTACTCACTGCCCATATGCGGAATTGCCGCAGGGCAGAGAACCGCTATGGCATATCGGTAAAGAAAGAGTCTCCGTCATCGGCAAAAAAGATTGATGCGGCAGTGTGTGTGATCGGTGCGCGGATGGTGCGCAGGCTGTATCTAGAGCATGCGGCGCATCACATGCCGAAGCATTCAGGAAGGGCGGTGTTTTTATGAGCATGAGCCATAGCCAGGTTTTATCTGCTGTGCGTGGTTTATTGGCACAGTATGCCAGGGAGCGCCAGGTGTTTGATCGAATCAACAGTGCGATGCGCCCATGGAATCGGCAAGAAATCATTAACCGGTTTGGCATCCTGAAGGATAAAAACGCCAATCTCATGATCGACCGGCAAATCCAGCTTGCTAGGGATTCGCAAACCATGTATCTGCCTTTGGTTTTGGATACATTCGCGCAGTCGATGAAAGTAGAGGACTATTTCTCAGGCGTTGATGCTGGTGCCCGCGCCAGGGCGTGGAAGCACTGGCAGCGTAACAACCTTGATGCCCGCCAAACCGGCATTACCCGCGCCGCCCTGCAATACGGCACGGCATACGCTGTGGTTGACCAGGGTGTTGTGGGTGGTAACGCTGCCCCGTTAATTACCGGCGTATCCCCCCGTCATATGACTGCTTACTATGGTGAGGCCTATGCGTGGCCGGGCGAGTCCGGTGTGGCATCAGAATGGCCCATTCTGGCCCTAGAGGTCAAGGGCAACCGCATGCGGTTATTCGATGAGGAAAAAATCTACTACATCGGCGCTATCGAAACCCCGCAGGAAATCAAGGATTGGGCGGCTCACCCATGGAACACAGCCCAGAATCTCCAGCTCATCGAAGCCCGCGACCACCACGCGGGTGTGCCCCCAGTAGTGAGGTTCCGCGACCGGTGGCTTCTGGAAGGTGAAGAAGTCGCAGGCATCATCGAACCATTGATTGCGCTGCAAAGCCGTATCGACCGCACGAGCTGGGAGGCCGCGGTCGCCCAATACTACAGCGCTTTCAAGCAGCGCTACGTCATCGGCTGGGCTCCAGCTGATGACGTTGAGGGCATCCGCATGCGCGCCAGTGACGTGTGGCTCATTGACGCCGACGCGAAGGTCGGCCAGTTTGATGAAACGGACATCCGCCAGTATGTGGATGTGAAGCAGGCGTCTATCCGTGATATGGCGGCTATCGCCCAGGTGCCAGCCCAGTCGCTCGGCGCTAACGCTATCAGTAACGTTTCCGCAGATGGTTTGGCGGCTATGGAATCTGCCAAGGATCGGAAATCCTCAGAGATCCGAACCTCCCTGGGTGAATCTTACGAGCAGCTGCTACGGCTCTGTGCTCACCTTGATGGTGACCAGCAGGAAGCTGCCGACTTTGCGTCCGAAGTCAAATGGGCCGACATGACAGCCCGAAGCTTCGCTCAAACGGTGGATGCCCTGGGGAAGCTGGCCACGATGCTGAGTATCCCCCCGGAAATCCTTTGGGAAGACATCCCCGGGTTCACTGCTGAAAAGATTAAACGCATCAAGCAAACGATGACTAGAACCCCAGGGTTTGATGCTTTTGATGCTACGGCGGAACCTCCACTAGGCGACACGATTACGCGCTAACCCCCGGAGAGGCAGGTGACACATGGACCTGTACTCATACCATCAGGCTGACCGGCATATCATCGACTGGCTGGCTGAGGCGATCTACAGCCTCATCACCAACCGGGGCGTGCCCACCAGCCTCGATGACATGTGGGAGCTCGTCACCGAGCTAATCCCCCTAATCCAGGAAGCACGCACCCAGTCATATAAGGTTGCTATCGCCCACATTCATTCCGTGGCCACCACCCATGGCGTCCAGATCACCCCAGCGCCCCAAAAACCCTACTACCCTAATGCTGCCTGGAAAATGTTAGCTAGGGCCCTGGGATGGAACCCCACCCAGGACCCTATCCCCGGTCGCATCACCGACTACGATGCCACCTACCAGCAGCAGCTCGCGGACAAAATCATCCCCTTCCCGCCCGACCCTACCGACCCCGTCCTGGTTGACAAGGTAGCGCGCCGGGTAGCGGCAGGGGCAACGCGGCATGCCCGTGCCGCAGGCAGGGATGCCATCGCTGATACGGCTGACCGTAATGAGGCTAAACCAGCTAAGCGACGGGTTGTAGTGCAGGTGGATAACGAATCAGATGCCAGGCGACTGCGTGATGAGCTCTCCGACCCCCGCAAGGTAGCAGTTGACCAATATGTCCGGCCGGCCAAGGGCGGTGGGGTAGTGCTGGGATGGGCCAGGGTTCTCACCGGTGCGGAAAGCTGCGCGTTCTGCGCCATGCTTGCGTCCCGCGGACCCGTGTATGAGGAATCCACCGTCCTCACCTCGGAAGAAGGCAAAGCGTACCACGATCATTGCGACTGCAAAGCAGTGCTGGTGATTAAGGGAAGGCCATGGGAGGGCGAAGCCGAATACAAAGCGCTTAAAACGCTCTGGAATGACGCCCGCGATCACCCCACCAAAGAGGAACTAGACAATGACCTAGAGATGCCAATAGACCGGTTCAGCAGTCGCTACCGGCAACTGGCGAAAGAAAATCCAGAAGTATTCGCAACCTTCAAGGATAGCGCCGACGATCCTGGCCAGCAGCCAGAGGAGATAGCGCCCGACTTCCACTCTGGCAGGGAAGAGCATAGTCAGTCTCCCCGGCCGGTGGAGGATTCCGGTAGTGTGTCAGAAGACGGCGGCATGGGATTGGCTGGTAGCGCTTTCGAACAGCCAAATAGTGATGGAACATTCACGCTGCCGGCGAAAGATGGATTCCCCGAACTACGGTTATCGACGCTTTACCCATATGATTTGGACGAATACCCGCGGCTAGAAGCTCCTGAAACCATGGAGCAGGCAGCAGTGCAGGTATCTCGTGTGAATTCCTTTGCTAACTGTGTGCGCGCTACCGCGGCTACCGTGATGCGGATGCGGGGTTATGACATCTACCCGTACGCTACCTTGTATTCCGGCTCTGGTGGAGGTCTTCAAATCCTTGAGGCTTTGAAGATGTGGGAAACCCCAGAGGGAGAGCCCGTAAAAATAATCGAAACCACTGCTAAAGAATGGAAAGATGCTCTTGGAAAAATGCCTGACGGGTACGGAATATTTTCATTCCAAATCATCGACTCTGCACAGAGGCATGTGGTGCTCTGGAAAAAGAGTGATGGGAAAACGTCGTTTATTGACGCACAGCTAGGGGTAGAAATTGAGTTAGAAGGAGAATATGGTGTTGAGGATGCTCCTGTTATACTGGCCAGACTGGATAACGCTGTCCCGGTAGGTGTGCTATTAACAGATGTCATCCAACCATTTGGTAAAATGTAGTTGACCTATTGGGAGGTGTTTTACGTTGATCGACAAAAAAGCTGCTTACGCTATCTTTCGTGAAGAAGCAAGAAAAATGGTGAAAAAGGGTACACCGCATGCGCGTGTGGAGGGTATGGAAAACTCCGAGTATTTTTTCACCGCTATTGGCGCAGAGGAAGCATTTAATGGAGATTATCGGTTCCTCACCCCTGAGGGAACGCCTTTAACACTGATTCGTAAAAGCACCGGGGAAGTCGTTCACCTGCATTTCCAAGCGGGAGAATGGGGAAAGATCCGGAAAACCATGACCCCTGTTAACTACGCAGCAGCGTAATCCACCCCGACTAATCAACGAAACCCGCGGTCTCACATTTGAGGGGCGGGTTTTCTTGTGCCCAAAACCATTATCCGGGTTGAAGGCCACGATTTGAAATCCGCCCCCACTGCTTAGTGGGGTTTATCTATTTACATTTCACACAATCAAGGAGGCAATCATGCCGAATAATATCACCGATACCCAAGATGAAAAACAGGAAGAAACCACGAACCCTGCTGTGCAGAACTCGGAAGAATCCTCCCCATCGCAGTCCCCAGCCCCGGAGATGACCCTGGAAGAAGCCCTAGCGGAGCTGGAAAAAACCCGGCAAGAACGCGATGCGGTTCAAGCCGCCGCCCAGAAATGGCAGCAGCATGAGGACTCGCAGAAATCAGAGCTCCAGCTAGCCCAAGAGAAGCTAGCCGCAGCCCAGCAGGAACTCGCCCAAGCCCAAACCACGAACCTGCTGCTAGAGGTCGCAGCAGCCCACGGCATCAAACCTGAGGATGTGCCGCTGCTGGGCACTGGCACGAAAGAAGACCTAGAGGCCCGCGCGGCCAGGATTAAAGAACTCTACGGTGCAGGAAATACCGCCCCGCCGTCGAATAGTCCCCGCCAAAACGTCCAGTCTGGGTCCGGGGTCGGTAACGAACCCCAGCCAGACCCGGTAACCTACCCCAGCTCATGGGTGCCTAAAGCACTCCGCAAGAACCACGATCAGTAAGGAATCCGCCATGGATATCACTAAAGTTCATTATGATCCAGCAGCCGCTATCACGGTGAAAGCGAAGAAGAAAATCCCCGCCGGCACATTTGTTGTTCCCGCCGACGACATTGTTGGCCGAACCCCGGTTGTTGATATTGCCGCTGCTGACGCTTACCCGTTTGGTGTAGTAGCTCATGATGTAGACAAGGACGGCTATGTCACTGTTTACCGCGCCGGGCATGTTCTCGATGCCCTAGCCGCTGGCACGTTTGTTGCCGGCGACAAGCTCAGCACCGCAGCCGACGGCAAGGTAGTCAAGGCTGCTGCTGGCCCTGTAGTCGCTATTGCGCTCACTAAGGGCACATCAGGTAAATCTGCCACTATTGCCCTACTCTAAGACAAGGATTTCTCATGCAAAACACTGGCCTTTTCCCCGGCGTCGCTCCGACAGTGGCCGACGGGGTTATCACCCTGGACATGATGCTCCAGGAGCCCACACGTATTGCCCGCTACATTGCTGACATTACTGCCCTTGGTATGTTCACTGACCGGATTTTCTCCACTGGTGAGGCTAAGGGCGGTGCTATCCTCTACGAGGTAGCGTTGAAGAACGCTCTGCTTGCCGACGACCATAATGGTGTCATCGCCCCTGGCGGTAACTACCCCACGGTGGACGTCACTACCGATGACCCCAAGGTCATCAAGACCGTTAAGGTTGGCGGTAAGTTCTCCGTGACTGATGAGGCTGCAAAGCGCAATGACCTGACTATGATGCAGCGGCGTGCCCAACGGGTCGCCAATACCATGGTTTATGATCTGGATGGCATGGGCATGCAGGCTGTCCGCGAAGCACTTACCGCCTATGATGCGGATATCATCAAGGTGGAATCCGGCGGCTGGGCAACCATTAACAAAACCAAGAAGCTAGACCAAACCGCAGCCAAGTCCATTCGGGCTGACATTAATAAGGCCTTCACCGAGGGGCGGAAATCCCAAATGGGCTACGTGTACAATCTGCTAGCTCTCCACCCCGATGACCACTTGGAATTCTCCAACGCCTTCGATGATGATGAGGCGGAAACCAAGTTCCTGCAAAACAAGGGCCTAGAGGTTATTTCCAGCCCGCTAGCCACCAAGGGTGAAGGCTGGCTCATCGCCGAGCAGCAAGTAGGTACGATGGGAGTGGAAGAAGGCATCACCACCACAACCTACCGTGATGAGGACCGGGACCTGACCTGGACGAAAACCCGCGCCATGCTCGCCTACGCGGTAACGGACCCGCTTGCGGTCATTAAGATCACCGGCCTGGGTAGCTAACATGCCGGCCTACGCATCCCCGGATGACCTGCGTGCCCGCGCCAGGCGACTTATCCCCGACAGCATGGAAGATAGCGACCTTCAGGTGCTGCTGGAGGATGCTAGCGTTTTCCTGCGTGCCACATACCCAACCATCCCCGAATCGCCAGATGCGCTCCTGGCGTCGGTGCTGCGGGTTGTCACTGTTGCCATTGTGAAGCGCGCTCTATTGGCGGAGAAAAACGCCGAGTTCTCGGATGGTGCACAGTCCGTCACTGATACTGCCGGCCCGTTCACCTCTACGCTATCGTTCCGTAACAGTGAGGGGAATTTCTTCATTTCCGCCCAGGAGCGCACGATGCTGGAGAACGCCCTATCTAAGCAGCGATTCCGGTGCATCACTGCCGAAGGATGGTGACGGCTGTGGCCACAATCCAAGTACTCCGCCGAACCCGGGACAAGTTCGGTGACCTGACTGCCCCAGTGCCGGTTCTCACGATCACTGGGGCGAGAATCGCCTGGGCTCAGGCCACGGTCGATACAGACCGCAAAATGGTGGTGTCTACCCGGCCAACGGTGTATATCAAACGCCAGGCCCCGGATATTCGCACCGGGGATATTATCGAGGGTTTCGGAAGAAAACTAAAAGTCATTGAGTCGCAGTTGTGGGAGCATCCCCGCAGGGAAGGCGTCATCGTGGGGACCGCGGTGATCTGTGAGGAGGTGCGATAATCATGAAGTTTTCGCCCCGAATCATGAAAGGATACCTGGAGGGCCCTGAGGTGGAGGAGCTCTTGTACCGTGCCGGCTATCTAGCGCAGGCCATCTACGCTACGGTGGCGCCCCGGGATACCGGCAGGCTATCATCCTCCGGCGCAGTCGATGTAGAAATAGCCCGCCCCTACACGGGTAAAGCCCGCAAACGGCTGGTGGCCACGGTCTCAATAGATTCCCCTTATGGTGTGCCGGTCGAGTTCGGGCACCGGGTCAAATCCCGCCATGGACGTAACACTGTTGCGCCCCGGGCGATGCTACGCAGAACAATCAGGGCGGTACGATTATGACCATCATCATTCCCGACGACCTGGTGCCGTGGCCGGATGCGGAACAAATCATTGTGGCCGCTCTCGACCAGGTAGCCCAGCAGATGACGCCCCAGCCATGGGTCGGCACGTGGATCCCCGACGACTACGAAAACCAGATCCAGCAAGCCCCACTGATTGTGGTGCAGCGCACCACCGGTGCTGCTGACATCAACAACCAGGTGGATGTCCCACTCGTAGAGATTGGGGTATTGGCGGAAACCCGCGCTGACGCCCAGAAAATCAACAGCTACCTGAGGGCGTGGATGCTAGACGTTTTCCCCACTTATCCGCAAGTACCAGTCCGTATCGTGAGTATCACCGAGCGGGTGGGATCAGTAATGCCCCCCTGGATCAACCCCGACCACAGGTATGTGAATGCTCTTTATGAGATCACGATCCGCCGGCCCCGAAGCCACAAATAACAACCCTTGCCCCCGGTTTTCCTGGGGGCTTTCTTAATGCCCGCAACGTGCGGGGAGAGGAGATAGCCGTGACTACCGCGGATTTCTACAAATTAAAAGATAAAACAGATGACCTGCTGTTTGCGGCCCTGGACTACGCGCTTCTGCTGTGCCCCTATGGGATTAAAATTCCGGATCGCATCACCGATAACACAGGTAAGCTGTTAGAGTTGCCGGAAGGCTGGTTCTCAATCGGCGAAGGTGAGAAAAAAGCCGGCGTTGAGCTGGCCCCCGATTCGAAGGTGGAAGGGCCTGAGGGCTATGGTAGCCGCGGCCGCCGCCGCACATTCGTGACCGATGAAACATTCACGATTGATTTCACCGCCCAAGAATCCCGCTGGCGAACCTTGCAGATGTTCTACGATCTTCTGGAGGGGCAGTACGATGAGGGCACCGGATTTTTCGCTAAGAAGCGCCGGGCTGCCCGGGTGCGGGAATACTCCGCACTGGTGCTCGCTAAGGACGGCGACCCAGGCGCCGAGATCTACCCGCATTTCGTTTTCCCCAAGATCACAGTCGAAAAGCGTGGCAAACAGAGTTTTTCCGAAACAGATGCGCTGACGTTCCCGCTGACCCTGGCTGCGCAGGAAGATGAAAAATACGGCTCCATGTACGGGTTCGGCCTGGCTGGCCCCGGCTTCACCCCGGAGTTGGCGAAACTCATGGGTATCACAGGCGCCCACAAGCTCTCGGATAGCAAGTTCAAGTTCTCCGTCAAGGGTGCCACGGGCGGCACCTACACCATTACTGTTAGCGGGAAAACCACCGCTGCTATCCCCTATAACGCTGATGCTGCGGCTGTGCAGGCAGCTATCCGGGCTTTGGGTGAAAACGAGGCTGAGGCTACCGGCACGGTGGATGCCGGTTTTGTGATCACTAAGGTATCCGCAGCACCGACGGTTGCCGCCACTGACCTCACCGGTGGTGGTTTCCCGAAGACGGTGGAGGTCACTAAGGACCCCTCCTAGCCCTCGCCGGTAACAACACCTTACCTGGGCGAGGGCTCCTACCAACCGCCGCCCCATAAAACTGCAAGGAGGAATCATGGCGTATGCCCGTAACACCTGGAACAACGACGACCCTAAAACCCCTTTGTCGGCGGAGCGGCTCAACCGTATCGAGCAGGGCATCGAATCAGCCCACGTCACCGCTGATGCTGCGACCGTCGCTAGTGAAAGCCTGAAAACCCGGGTTGCTAGCCTGGAAAAGCTGAAAGACCAGCCCGCGCAGGTCGACCCGCAGGCTATCAAAACCGCAGTCACCGAAGCCCTCAAAGCCCAACCCCCAGTTGATCTTGGGCCGATCACTAAGCGGCTCACCGCACTAGAAACGAAACCCGTCAGCACTGTGCGTGAACAAGTACAGCAGTCTGCCCTGCGGGGCAGGCTTGCCGACCGGGCAGGAGTGAAAACCCGCGCCATTGGTGTTGGGTGGGAAGACACCTCGAACGCGGCTGACCGCGACTGGGCGACTATCGCCCAGAAGGCCATAGCGAAGGGCTACAACACGATTGACCTGGCTGTGGGCCGCCCCGAATGGACACTCTTCCCATGGCCGGCCCACCCAGAGCGGGTGTCTATCGACGCTGGGAAAAACCCCATCCGGGACACCATCACCACCCTCCGGGCTGCTGGGATCGAGAACATTTTCCTCACCTTGGACATGATGATCTCCACCACACTGGGGAAACAGCCCGAGTGGAAGGCTGTTTCCCGGGACGGCACTATCCGGGACATGCCATCACCCGCGGCACTCACCAACCCAGGTGATATCCGGGACATGCTCGGCGGTGCTGTTGCCCAGGTTGCCGCCGAGTACGGGGACCTGATTGACGGCATCATCATCACCGAACTGTTTTGGGATTCCGGGTCGTTCTCCGCCCACGACCTCACCCTATACAAGAGCGATACCGGTGCCACCGACTGGCCGCGTCGGGGCGATGGCACCCCGCATGAGAGCAAGGAATACCAGGAGTGGCTGACCACGAAGATGGCCGATTTCATCGGCCATTGCCGCGGCCTGACCGGCGGCATCCCCCTCATCATGGACGTGCGCGCAAACTGGACCACCCCGGTAGCCGGGGATGTGGGCAGTGGCCATGACTATTCCAAGCTACTGCGGGTTGCTGACGAGCTCCAAGTGTGGGCCTACTACACGACCGGCGATGAGGCGAAAGCCACAGCATTGTCTACCGAGTTGGATAGGCAGTGGCCGGGGCGGATCCGCACCGCACTAGGGCTATGGTCAGCAAGCCCCACGTCCGTAGACCAGGTACTCACCTCCCTCACTGGTGCTCACCGGGTGCAGGTCACCCCCTACTCAAAGATGGGCTCCCTACTCTAAAGCCCGGATAATCCCCATCAATCACCGCGGTAAGCACTATCGCCTACCGCGGTTTTTTCAACGCCCCCATGAATGGAGACAAATAAATCATGCCAAGAAAAACCACAACCAGTACCACGAAAAAGCCTCAGGCTGCCCAGGCCACGGATCTGGCAGGGGACCGGTTTGAAAAATTCCGCGCCCGCGGCATGGCCATGCAAAACCGCGCCGGGCATCGCCGCCGCACGTTTGTGACCGATGACCCGTTTGTGCTTGGTGAGGAGTATGGTTTCACACCGCCGATTGAGATCCAAAAGCCGGTCTACACTGATCGGCTTGCTATTGAGGAGATGTCCCGCGCCGGCAACGCCACCGGTGTGCTGCGACTCCTTTTCAAGGATGACTACCGCCGCTTCCTGGCTGCCCTGAACAGTGTCGGCGATGACGCTGAGGAAGTAGCCATCGGCGTGTTCATCGACATCCAAGCACACTTCTACGGTGAGGGAATCGTTGACGAGCTGGTCACTTTCCCTATGTAACCGGCCTCATCAACAAGTACGGGCCGGAGATTAGGTGGGATCTCCACCACTATCTAAATATCGACCTCGATGATTTCCTGTGTGGCGTACGGCATTGGGCGACATTTATTGAGCTCCTAGAACAGTTGCCGCCAGGGTCGCACTACCTGGCGGCTCTCGCTGACGACGATGATTTAGCGGAGCAGGTGCTGCGGGATCGGAAAGAGAACCCGCATGCGCCCCCGTCGCTGCGGGAGTGGACCGGCACCCAAGCGAAACTCACGCAGCTGATTGAACTCACTCAGGCCCTGTGCGCTATCACAGCCCGCCTGGAGACGGCGCTGCCGCCACCACCCCGCCCAATAACTGCCGCTGACCGCCTGGAGCAGCAGCGGCGGAAAGCCGACATGAATGATCTGCTCACGGGCTTGCTCGGGGATCGGGCGGAAAACCGCTAAACAACCACAAACAAAAACGGGGGGTGTTGGTTATGGCTGAATACACCGCAGGTGTCGCAAAGGTTGAGATCAGGCCGAATCTTTCGGGGTTCTCCAAGCGCCTGAAAGCAGAGTTGGAGCGGATCAATGCCCAATTTGGCGTGGAGATTCGCCCGGATTTGAGCGACTTCCGGGAACAACTACGCGCTGAAATGGCGAACCTCCCTACCGCTGAGATTGATGTGGATGTGGATGCCGCTGCGGCCAAGGGGAAGATCGCCCAGTTGGGCCGGGACCAGAAACTCACGATCCAGGCCGAGGCAGATACCACAGACGCCAAGTCGGGTATCGAATACCTCACCCGCCCACAGAAAGTCACCGTCGAGGTTGATGCTGATACCGCCCCCGCTAAAGAGCGCATCGACCAGGCCGCTAAGAAACGCCACACCACGGTTGAGGTTGATGCGGATACCGCGGCAGCGAAAGCAAAGATCGCTGCTGCCGCCCGCGACCGTAAAGCCAAGATCGACGTGGACACAGGTGGCGCCGCAGCTGGGTTGTCATCCATGGCCACCCAGGCTGCTGGTGCCGCATCATCATTGGGCATGGTGGCAGCTCAAGCAACCGGCATCGGCATCATTGGCGTTGCCGCAGCTGGCTGTATCGGCCCCCTGGCGTCTGTAGCAGCCGCAGCTTCCGGCGTGATCGGTGTACTGGGCGTACTCCCCGGCATAGCCGCATCTGCCGCGGCCGGCCTGGCCACCCTAGGCATCGGCCTGAGCGGTGTGGGTGCGGCGTTTTCCGCCATGGGGAAATCCGCCGGCGGCGCAGCCGACGACACCGCGGACAAGCTGAAGCAATTGCAGCGGCAGGTGGAGTCTGCCGAGCGCGGCCTAGTGCAGGCCAATCGTCGGGTAGAAGACGCCGAACAGCGGGTAGCCGACGCGCAGAAGAACACCCGGAAAGCCCAAGACGCCCTCAACGACGCCCGTAAAGAAGCCGTCAAAGACCTGAAAGAGCTCAAGGGTGAGCTGGAGGACGCAGCCCTAGGGGAAGAAGAAGCCGTCCTGGCTGTTGCCCGCGCCCGTCAATCTCTGATCGACGCCCAGGCTGATAAGGATTCGTCAGGCCTGGATATTGCCGAGGCCGACCTGGCATACCGCAAAGCAGTAAAAAACCTCGATGAAGTGCGGGAGAAAAACAACCAGCTCGCCAAGGACGTGCAGGCAGCGAACGACGCCGGTATCGAGGGCTCGCAGAAGGTTCAGGACGCGAAGGAAAAAGTCGAGGCCGCCACCCGCGGGGAAGCCGATGCGCAGCGCGCCCTGCTAGAGGCAAACGAAAACGTGCTGGTCGCCCAGGAACGCCTCGACGACGCCCTGGAAAACCTAGCGAAGGGGGCATCTTCTGCCGCTGGTGGCGTCGACCCGTTTGCCGAAGCCCTAGCGAACTTGTCCCCGAAAGCACAAGAATTCGTGCTGGCCATGCAGGCCCTGGGCGACCAGTGGCAAGACCTGAAATTCGCGGTACAAGATAACCTGTTCGACGGCTTGGCTGAGGACGTCACAAATCTGGCGACCGTGCAGCTCCCCGTGCTGAAGACCGGCCTGGCCGGTATCGCCAGTGAAATCAACACCGGGCTGCGCGCAAACATCGCAGCACTATCCAGTGAGGCTTCCCAAACTGGCCTGGCCACCATGCTGGAAAATACCCGGCAAGCGTTTGCCGGCACAAACCAGGCTGCTGGGCCTCTCACCCAGGCCATTGTGGATATCGGCGCAGCAAGCTCCGCATATTTGCCCCAGCTAGGCCAATATCTGGGAGAGGCAGGTGCCCGCCTGGGCGAATTCCTCACCCAGGCAACCCAAACCGGCCAGTTCGACCAGTGGGTACAAAACGGCATCAACACCCTGAAAGGTATCGGCCAAACCCTAGCTGACGTGGGCGGAATCATCAGCGGCGTGTTCCAGGCCGCTGCCACCGCCGGCCAATCCTCACTGGGCCCACTCGGCCAAGTGCTATCCATGGTCAACGAGTTCGTCAATAGCGTGCAGGGGCAGCAAGCCTTAGGGTCGTTCTTCTCCTCTATGACTGATGGCCTGGCCGCCCTCATGCCCATCCTATCCACAGCCCTCACCTCTATCGGCACCACGATCATGCCGGCCATCAGCGATTTCATCCAGCAAGCCGCGCCAGGTGTTCAGGCGTTTGTGCAGGGTTTCGCGGATGGCCTGTCTGCTTTGGCTCCGGCGATGGGGCCGATTGGCCAGCTGCTGAGCGATATCGGTGCCGCGTTAGCACCGCTTCTCCCCGTGTTAGGCGAGTTATTAACTGCTGCCTTGGTGCCGGTGGCCCAGGGTTTGAGCCAGGTAGTAGGTGCTTTAGCGCCAGTGATCCAAATTGCTGCTACGGCCTTGACCCCACTGATTCAGCAGTTGGCCCCAATTTTCTCGGACTTGGTGGGCATGCTTGCCGATTTAGTGACGCAGTATTTAGGGCAGCTGATGCCGTTCCTTCCGCAGATGGTGGCGGCGTGGCAGCAGATCTTTGAGGCGGTGGCTCCGCTGATCCCGGTATTCACCAAGCTGGCGTTTGATATTATCTCTCCGCTGATCGGGGTCATTGGTGCTCTGATGCCAGCGATTGTGGGTCTGGTGCAGGTATTCGCCACAATTATTACGGCTGTTGCCCCGGTGATCGCTATTATCGGTGAGCTCATCGGCGCCGTCGTGAAGGTCCTGGCGGCAATCATTAACTTTGTGGTGCAGGCGGTCACGAACTGGGATTCCTTCAAAGCCCGGCTGGTTGCTGCTACTAGCCAGTTCATCACGAAGATCATTAGCTCCTTCCAACAGTTTATTTCCCGCGCCGTTAGCTTGATCGTTGATTTCGGCAAGCGGCTGGTGAACCAGTTCGTGGCCATGTGGAATAACGCCTCGGGTGCGGTCGCTAATGGCGTGAAGATCGTAGTGGAAAAGGTCAAGAGTATCCGCCAGCTGGTGCTTGACGTGTTCAAGGGCGCGAAGGACTGGCTGATTAATGCCGGCAAAACCATCATCAGTGGCCTGTGGAATGGCATGAAAGACATGTGGGAGAACGTTACGGAATGGTTTAGCGATAAGCTGAGCGCTATCCGCAGCCCTTTCTCCAGTCGCGCTAGCCGCCACGCCACCGGTTCGGTCCGCCGTTATGCTGCTGGTGGGGAAGACCATTCCCCGCAGATCGCCGCTGGTGGCGAATGGCGTGTATGGGCAGAGCCCGAGACCGGCGGCGAAGCCTACATTCCTCTGGCTAATGACTACCGGCGTGACCGCGCTGTGGCGATTACTGCCGCGGTAGCGGACCACTTCGGTTATAGTCTGGTGGATGCTAAGGGTAAGGGCTTCGCCCCGGTAGCGAAAGGCAGCCTAGGCCCCACTGACGTGCGCGCCTTCGCCGAGGGCGGTATCACCATTGAGGACCTGGATACGTTTGCTTCCGACCTGGAGGGCAAGCCTTACGTGTGGGGTGGTGTCCACTGGGGCGACTGTAGTGGCGCCATGTCGGCGATTGCCCGCTACACCGCGGGTGTTGACCCTTGGGGCGGTAGGTTCACGACCGCATCAGAAAAAGAAGGCCTTAACGCGCTTGGGTTCCTTCCTGGCCTGGGGCCGTCTGGGTCGCTACAGATTGGCTGGTATAACGGGGGCCCGGGTGGCGGCCACACCAGTGGCACCCTCCCGTCCGGCACGAATGTGGAGATGGGTGGTGGCCGCGGCAATGGCCAATTCGGCGGCAGTGCGGCACCTGCTAACCATCCCCAGTACACGGATCATGCGCATGTGCCGGCGGAGTTTTTCGCCCCGATCAAGGTGCCCCGCATGGGCGGCCTGGGCGATATTGATTTCGGCCACACCAACACTGCTGATGCTTCTGCCAGTGCTGTGGAAACCACCGACCCGGCGGGCGATAAGCTCAAGGCGTTCCGGGCGTCGGGTAAGTCTGACCCGGATTCGTATGTGACCGGGGCGAAATCAGATGGCCCATCCAGTATTTCGGAGATTGTTGCTGATTTCGCTAAGACCGCGGCGGCAGGCCACACTAAGGACCTGTTGGGCCTGGTTGGCGTATCTGATGATATCCCGATGGTGAAGGCCTATAGCCAGTGGCTAAAAGCCCGCCAGAGCGTATCGAAGCGTTCAGGCACCGCCGCGAAGCAGAAAGAAATCACCAGCCTGTCCCAGGCGGCAGCGAGTGTGATTGACGCCGACCCGCAGGTGGATACGGTAGAGGTCACTGGCCTGGACCTGGTAGGTGGCCTCTCACCGATCAAAGCGCCAAAAGCCGATGATGGTGACATCGACCATGTGTATGTGCCAGGCGGCGGCGCTGAGCAGTGGCGTGGCATGGCCATGGCGGCGATGCGCCGGGTCGGCTTCAACGCCGACGACCCGGCCCAGGTCAACGCCATGATAAAGCAGATCCAGTCAGAATCCGGCGGCGACCCGAACATTGCCCAGCAGATCGTGGACGTGAATGGGTCCGGGGAATCGGCGGGGGTTGGTTTGCTGCAGATCATTCCGGCAACCTATGCCGCCCACCGGGACCCCGAGCTACCGGACGACCGCAGGAATCCGTTCTCGAATATGGTGGCGGCCTTGCGTTACTACCGCAGCCGGTACGGTTTCGATTTGACCACGATGTGGGGGCAAGGCCACGGCTATGCAGGTGGTGGCCTGGTGGAAGGCCCTGGTGGCCCCACTGATGATCTCATCCCCGCATGGATTTCCAATGGTGAATTTGTGGTGCGTGAGGCGGCAACTAGGCATGCCAGGCCGCTGCTGGAAATGCTCAACGCCGATCCGCAGCACGCTAGGGCTATCACCCAAGCCGTCACGGGCACCCCACCGAACCCACCTGAGGAACCATCTGCGCCGGTGGAAGTGCACTATCACATTGAAACAAACAACGTGGAGGAAGGCCTTCGCCGGTCAGAGATGCACGCCCGGCAACAGGTCATGGCCATGAACGGCGCATAGCCGGTACACCGTTGGAAGGAGTTGGTTGGTTGTGTTGGATATTGGAACCCCCGCCCGCATCGACATCACGGATATCCACGGTCGCACGTGGACTGTTTCCGGTGCGGGTGTGGGTGCGGAAGGCGTCGAGCTAGCCGAGGACCCCCAGGGCCTGTTTGATGAGGCGCCGATCTCGGGAATCTGGCAGCAGTCGGCGTTCCAGGAGGGGTCCACCTACCTGGGCCACACTATCGAACCCATCGACCTCGTACTGGGTTTTGATATCTACGGTGATACCGGCGACTGGGAAACCATCGAATCACGATTTTATTCGGGCTTCGCCCCGGACACTCCCGCCACCATCATGGTCACCACCAACAGTGAGTGCCGCACCCTAGACGTCGTCAAGCTCAAGGAGAGCAAAACACAGTCGAAGAAAGACCCCAGGTTTCTCCACCACTCCAAACTCATCCTGAACCTGCGCGCCCCGTTCCCATTCTGGAAAGGGGACACGCACGTGGCCGCGTTCAAGGCCACCCCGGGCAGCACCAGCGGCACACTGGCGGTGCATAACCCCACCGATCGGCCTCTATGGTTGCAGTGGGCGATGACCGCACCCGGCCAGTGGACTATCCCCGATTATGATTTCGCAGACCCCACTGGCCGCGATGGGCGCCGCACCATCACCACCCCACAACTCCGCCCCGGGGAAGACCTCACGATCGACACCTACCCACGCCACGAACGCTACGTAGCCGCCAACGGCTCCAACATCGCAGGCCGGTTTGCCGGTGTGGATTTCCTCTACCCACTCCCACCCCACACACCACCCACCGTAGTGCCGGTCAGTGCCGCATTAACCGGGGGCACGGAGTCATCTATCCAATGCCGCATGGTCGAATACTGGACCAGGCCCTGGGGCGGAAGGAGACTCTAATGACCACCACTCCGCACCTCATGCCAGGCACCCAAAACCTCGACCAAACCACCCTAGACCGGCTAGAAGCCGTGTGGCGGAAAGGCCAAACCCTCAGGCGGGGCCGCATCCTAGCCCGCCGCACCCCACCCCTCATTCGGCTGTGGGATGGTGACTGGAACCTCAAAGGCCGCCTGGTAGACGCCATCCACGCAAAATTCCAGTGGAAACTCAACGACACCGGGGCCGGTACCATCACCATCCCGATAGACCACTGGCTCGCCACCTGGGCCCTCGACCACCATAGTCGCCCCACAAAAAACATCCACATCACCATGGACAAAGACGGGGCCAGGTGGTCCGGCCGCCTGAAATCCAGCCGCCTAGTAAAAGAACGCACAGGCCAAAGATACCTGGAGCTGAATTTCCTCCACGACTACGAAGAGCTGAAACACGTTTATGTGTGGCCGAACCCGCTCACCCCGGCAGCGGTCCAGTTTCCCCGCACGTTTATGTTGCTTGGCCCCACCCGGTGGGCACTCAAAACCGCCCTCATGCTCAACATCTGGCGCTTGGAGGGTTCCGTGTGGGCGCTCCCCGACGACCCACTCGACCTCACCGAATGGACCGACACATTCAACCCCCGCACCTGGGCAATCCAAGTCGCGCCGGGGCGGATCGGTGGGGATACCACCCCGTGGACCATTATCTCGTCGCGGATGAAAACGTGGCATGATATGGCGGCTAGCCCGTTGCGGCAGGCCCAGCTGATGGTGGAATGCCGCAGGTACCTGACAGGGGATCCGCTCCCGTGGCCGGGGGCGAAGATCCGGCACGGATGCTTGGTTGTCGACATTGTGGACAAGTCCTCGTGGTTTGATCCTGAAGGCACATCCCTGTGGGGCACTATCCGGGCCGGCTTCCTCCGCACCACCCAACAACTGGTTGGCCATAACGTGGACACCGAACACACAGTGATCCCCAACCCAAATATCCCGGTGAAGTATTCTGCCCCGAATTGGCTCGGCACCATCCCCCAATGCCCTTATGTGCTGTACCGGGATGCTCCGCTAACCGGTATAGAGGCCGCGGATTTCACCTGGGAACCCGCTACCGCGGTGCAAATCCTCACCGGCGGCCACTCCACCTACGGTGTCAACGAAGCCCTATCTTCCCTGGTAACACTGGTTGGTAATTACTTGGGCATGTTTATCGCCACACCGACCATTGGTGTCATCGCCGATACTCTCCTTAAACCCTTCTACGAAGACACCCTTCTGGCCTGGATGTCACTCAAGTCGATCCAGCGTAGCCGCACCTTAGGTTGGTCAAAATACTGGGAGCACTTCGCCGACGGAGCGGACCGCGGCTACACGCTTTCCGCTCTGGCTGCGCTCCGGGAGGGGTTTTGGGACACCCGTGAAAAAACCTCCCACAAACTCACTCTCGGCGATGGTGCCCCATGGTTTATTGGCGACCGTGGCCAGGGCCATTTCTTCCTGGGTGATCGGATCGGCGCCACCATTAAAGGCCTCCCTGGCGACCAAGTGGTTGTCGAGCAGGTCACTGAAATCACTTACGAGCTAGACCGCGATACCCGCGGTTGGGCGTGTGTCTGCGGTGACCCCCAGGCCCAGCACTCACCCCTGGAACAAATCCTCACCAGAGTGAAGTCATCTATGAGCAGTATCCATGATCTAGGAGTCATCTAATGCCTATCCCTCTCCAAGCTGCCTGCGACCCGGAGTCCCCCGAAGAACACGCCCTTTGGGCACTTATCGGCCTGGCTGGACCCGCTGCGTCCGCACCCCTCGTGGTCCCCACCAGCACGCTTAGGCAATGGTCTGCGCATCTCTACCGGTGCGGCTTCCGCCACCACCCAGAACTGCAGGAAATAAAATACGTGCCGCCCCGCGGCCCGCACGATTGGATCACCGCAGCCGGCGGCACATGGGTAGACATCAACCAGCCACTACCACCGGAAGTAACCACCCCGGATATCTCTCATCTTTCCATGGCGGAAAAACGTGCCCTGCTCAACCAGCTTACCGACGACCTCACACCCCCAGAACCCACTACACGGCAGGAGGCGACAGTAAACTATGACTGACCCAAAGGCCCTCATCGAAAGCGGCGACTACCCGCTAAAAACCACCGGGGACACGCTAGTAGGGGCCCAGGTCAAAACCATCACCCCCTACACCGAGCAAACCGTCAAAGACCGCGCCCGCCGCCAGGCACTCGAAGCCATGCCCTTCGGAAAGAAAGGGTTACCCGAGCTCATGGCCGACCTAGGAAAAACTGTACTTAGCGGCATCGCCGACATCTTCCGGGCTCTCGCCACCGGCGCCACGTTTGTCGTTAAGACCGGCTTGGAATTCATCGGCAGCCTACTCAACCGGGTCTTCGAAGCCGTGGGGAGCCTCATCAAACCGATGCAGAAAGAAATCAAGACCGGCCTCTCCGGCCAGCTTGCCCTCAACGACCGCATCGACCTGCTCGACGGCGCGCCGGGCTATGTGTGCGCTTATCAGACGGTGAATTTGAATAGTGCCTGGCAGGCAAATACGGCGCGGACTTTGCCTTTTAAGGGGCAGGTGGGGCCGGCAAAGAACGCGCATCTTGATACGGAAAACGGCATGATCGTGCTGGATGCCAAAGGCTTGTGGACGTTTAACGCTCGGTGCCACATCGGGAAAACTATCTATACCGGCTGGGGTTACTGTGATGTGAACCTGCTGGTGTACACGCCTGAGGGGCAGTTGTATCACGAGGTGGCTGCTACTTTTGAGACTCCGCAACAATATGCGCAATCGCTGGTGCTGGCGACGGAACCGGTGGTGGTTGACCGGCCTGGTTATAAGGCAAAGATCCAGATCTACATGGCGAACTGGCGAACGTGCTACGGCGGTACCCGTTATTCCAGCTTTTCCGCGATTCGTCACTCTCATGAGGTGGAGAACCTTGGTGAGCAGACTGTCCGAGACGAAGTATAAAACCGACAACAAGGAGGAAAAATATGCGAACATTAATCATTGACCTGCGTGATGTGGGTGGTAAACCCCACCCGGAAGACTACGTGCTCTTGCAAGCACCAGCGCTACGCGGGTCCGTTGAATCCACCGGGGCCGTCATCATGACCGCCCCGGTCCATGTTGATCTGACCGATGGTAAAGCTGAAGTTCAGGTGGAGCCGGGTCCGCTGTTGGTGCAGATCCGAACCCAATCCGTCCGCGACTCCGGCCCGCTTGAGGTCATCGTTCCTGAAGGCACTGGCCCCGTATCACTGCGTACCTGTATTGAGCGTAGCTTCCAATACCGGCCGGCGGTGGAGTCAGCAGTGGCGGCGGATGCTGACCGCGCCTATGCTGCCTTGCAGGGTGCCATCACTGCGGAGCGCGCGGCGGCCCAGTCCGCGAAGGCGGCAGCCACTGCTGCGGAAAATGCTAATGCTGCGCTGCGGCCGACGCCTCCCGCAAGTGCCACTGTGCAGGGCAAGATTCAGCTTGCCGGTGACCTGACCGGCACCGCCGCCGAGCCTAAAGTTATTACTGCGGGGGACGTGGATTTCAGTATCCATCATGATGCGCCGCGTGCCGCGTTTGTGAAGACTCGGGCGGATGGGCAGATCGCTATCACCACGCCCTCGATCGTTAAGCCGGCTCATGCAACCAACAAGGACTATGTGGACAAAGCCGATAACAAACTCCGGCTGGAGAAAGCCGATAAGGAGCACACGCACCAACTCCGTGATATTCAGGGGCTTCCGGCGGCAGCATCAACGTTCCTGACTCCTGGCCAGGCTTCCCTCATGATTCGTAGTGATACTGGTAATGCGGATATCGGTGATCCCGTCATCGCCACCCATATTGCTAATAAGGGCTATGTTGATACCAAAATCAAGGAGGTAAATCGGCGCCTTGATGTACCGGAAGAAGATATGGTCCGTTGGGATGACGGCGGAATCGTTTTCACCCGGATTGGCGCCATGGTGTGGGCCGTTGTTGGAGCTGCCGCCGCTGGTGTGAAAGGCACCCTCCCGCCGAAATTCCGCCCCCCGCACCGGGATGTGGATTTCTTCCTCACCAGCCCAGAGAAACGCAGTGCCCCCGGTTGGTGCACCATCACGAAGGAAGGCGTGGTGAGCGTGAATTTCTCGGACCCGGCAGCAAAGACCGGGTATGGCATGGGTATGTATATCCGAGATTTCGCCATCGACTAACAAGCAAACCCGGCACTAACAAATGCGGAAACCCGCGGCCCTCCTAAAAATGTGAGGCCGCGGGTTTCCTAATACAAAAATAATTTCGAAAGGAGACTCTTCATGTCGAAACCAGATAATAATCATACATCAGGCGGCGGCCAGCTCATCCCTATTACGAACATGGGGGAGGGCGCTCAGGCGGTGTTGGGGCGTGATCTTCACGAGTTTTTGGAAGTCGGGGCGTCGTATCGCCACTGGTTTCCGCGGATGGTTGCCTATGGTTTTGAGGAGGGTGTGGACTATGTGGTCAAAAATGACCGTTCGGCGTCACCTGCGGGAATGCCGTCTCGGCCGCGGTTGAATCATGTTGTGTCTTTGGACATGGCAAAGGAGATTGCCATGATCCAGCGCTCCGCTAAGGGTAGGCAAGCCCGCCGCTATTTCATCGAGGTGGAAAAGCGTGCCCGCATGGCGCCGGCGTTTGATCCGTCGCAGTTGACCCGTTCTGAGATTCTTTTAATTGCGCTCAATGCTGAAGAGGAACGCCTGGCCCTAGAGGCTGCTAATAAGCAGCTCCAGCCGAAGGCGGATGCCTACGACTGTTTTATTGATTCCACCGGCTCCTACAGCATGGGCGCGGTGGCGAAAATGCTAGGTATCGGCCAGAACACGCTTTTCCGTGAGCTGCGGAACCGGGGAATCTTGATTACTAAAGGCGACATGCGGAACACCCCATATCAACGCTACGCAAACTATTTCGAGGTGAAGGCCGGCGGCTATACCCGGTCAAACGGCACCCAGGTGGTAATGCACACGACTCGTGTCCGTCCCCGGGGGATTGATTTTATCCGCCGCACATTGGGCTTGCACGGTGCTCACCCCATGCTGCCTATGACTTTCCAATAAGGAGAAACATTGTTAACAGTTCTTGATTACAGTGCTGGCGTGCCGCCAGCTGCGGCGATTCGTGCCGCTGGCCATGATGGTGTGATCCGCTATATCAGCCCACCCAGGGCTAGCTGGATGCTGGGAAAGCCCATCCAGAAGGCTGAACTAGGTGACCTTCAGGCGCATGGCCTGGGGGTCGCTTTCGTATGGCAGTTCGGAAAAGAAGATGATTCCGACGTGATGCGCGGCTATAACGGTGGCTTGGCCGATGCCCAGGCGGCCCAGCGGAAACTCGACGAGCTTGGGTGCAACGATCACCCGGTGTTTTTCGCGGTGGATTTCCCTATCAGCCTTGATGAGTGGAACGGCGTCGCATCCGAGTATTTCCGCGCCTGCTGCGAAGTTTTGGGGCGTGAACGAGTCGGCATCTATGGCCACTCCAGAGTCATTGCTTGGGCCGCTGTAGATGCGCTTATCGCCGACCTAGGGGGCGGGAAATTCTTGGCGTGGCAGACCGCTGCCTGGAGCGGAGGCGTCCTATCTACGGAAGCGGTGCTTTATCAGCGTCCGGGTAGCGAAACCGTGGGCGGCGTTGACTGCGATATCAATTTTGTGCTTGCTGACTACTGGGGCCAACACCCAAACAACACCGCATCACGCGCCCCCATTCCTGCACCTGAAACCCTAACCCAAGAAGAAGGAACCATGGAAATCCGATATGATGCCGATTTCACCGCGGACATGCCCGGCGTCGGCTACCGGTCACTCAGCGCTATCCAGTCCATCTGCATCCACACGGTGGAGTGCCCGCCAGAACGTGATGGCATTGCCGTCGCCCAATGGCAAACAAACCCCGCCAACGGCTCTAGCTATAACGTGCTCGCCGGCGCCGACGGTATTTTAATTTTGTGCAATACAGATGATTTTATGCCGTATG